TTTCGCGTGAAACTACACTTAAAAATCTCATACTTAGCTAACTCACGCGAAGCAAAAAAATAACATCTCATGGAGCCGAGGCACAGTTATGTTCTTCTTTTTTAGAAATTTACAATTCATTAGCCTTTAATAAAAAATTACCTTTGGGAACGTTAGACAGGTATACCATCACGAGTGCGCATAGTGATGTGAGTCCTGCGCGAAGTCTCATTTGTGCCGGTCATCTGGCGCATGGGCATATGCAAATAAAAAGAACAGGAGGATACAGGAATGGGCATGATTGAATGCATTAATCACAAAGAAATGTTCATAAGTAACAAAGAAATAATCATATTCAAGTTACAGGATATCATTGATAAGATTGATGATATTATCACATCAATGAGAGATGATGAATACAGCAAGGATTCCATTGATCTTCTCATGAATGCGAGAGAACAGCTTCACTTCGAGAAGCGCAAGGCTGAAGATGAGATAAAGAAAATGGAAGTGATGAAAGGATGAAAAAAGAGGAACTCAGTGCACTGATGTCCGAGATGCACAATGATATTGAAGCGCTTGATGGTATGCGCATGAGACTTCGAAAAAATGGTGCAAGCAGTGACATACTTGTCATGCTGGAAAGAGCAAGAGAACAGATTAAGGCTGATCGTGACAAGCATCTTGCAGAATTCAGGAACGGAGGACATGAATAATGGAATTTACTGTATTCATAATCGCTTTTGTATACATCATGCTGATGATTGCAGTCATAAGCAATTTTTAGGAGGATGAGTAGAACATGATAGCTAAGGAGATATATGAAAGAGAAATCACAAGAATGTTTGACAGCGTGCGCACAAAAAATAAGGGTTGCAGTGACTGTCGCGGGGTTCCTTGTTCACGATGCCAACTCGAAGGACAATGTAGAATTACTGCTTGGAACGTATTCAAAATGATTGAAGCAGTAGAGAAGTGGTCAAAAGAACATCAGCCAAAAAAAGCTAACAAGATTGGAATTTGAGATGTTGAAATGGTTAGATAAAGCAGGCTATAAATTCATTGTCAGAAGTCCAGGTGGTAATTTAATGATATGTTATGACATGCCTGAGAAAGGTGTTAGTTCTTGGTTTTATGATAGTGGATGCAAAATTCTTTCGGGATGTAATGAGTTATTTAAATTCGTTCAATGGGAAGACAAAGAACCTACATCAATTCAAGATATTTTAAAAAATTGTGAGGTTGAAGAAGATGTATGAACACGTGAGAGAGATCATCGATGACCTAAATGAGAATGTCAATACGCTCAATGAGTGTCTTTTAGAGGCAAGAAGCGAATACGATGATCTGAAGTGGGTTATCGCAGACCTTGTGAAGGACGCGCGAAATGGCAAAGTAAAGCAGTCAGAGATACTTGACGAACTCGGCGACAGGCTTGAGCAGTACTGCGGGATTTACATTGACGAGGAGATCAAGAATGATTGAAATAGGTTTTGCTGTCATGCTGATCATGCTGGCATTCTTCATAGGGCTTTTTCTTGGAGCTGTTGTGCTAGGACTGGCTATGGCAGCATCAAGAGAAGATGATTCAAGAGGACGGTGATTTTGTTGCACTTTGAAAACGAACGGGAGCTGCTTGGATATCTATCAACTTATCGTGAATATTACTACGAGCTTATAGAGATCGAGCATGAAATAGGTATTCATTCTCCAGCGCTGAAGAGCGATGGAGGAGCAGGACATTCGAGCAAGATTTCTCAGTACAATCGTAATATCGAGCGGCGGAACGAGATAGAGTCATATATGAGTGATATCGTAAGTGTTGTTGAGAAGCTTCATCATGTTGACAATCTCAGCTATGTCATCATGTATCACAAATTCATTCGCATGATGTCTCTTGAAGACATCTCATCAATGATGCACTACTCCATGTCAAGTGTTGCTCATAAGTACTATCCTGAGGCAAAAAAGAAATTGCTTGAATTATGCAAGTAATTGCATACGATTGCATTTACTAACAAAATGAATCTGTATTATTATGTTATCGTGGTATTGCATATGATTAATAATTGCAATCCAGTAAGGAGCCGAGAAGGCTCCTTTGTTACAAATAAAGAAGTCAAGGAATAATGGTTCTTTTTTGTTTTATGTGTATATATATTTTAGTGACTGTTAATGTCGCTTTTTGTTTTGAGGCAATAGGTATGACAACTAATCCGCGATATTCAAATGGATCAAAGAGAAGAAAGAACCGTGCAAGAATCAAGGCACTGGGATTGCCGTGTGGGATATGTGGTGGAAAGCTTGGACCTATACATTACGATGAGCCAAGTGATTACAGACATCCTCTTTCATTTGTAGTAGACGAGATAAAGCCAGTGTCGCGCTGGAAGGAATTTGGGTATGCTTCAGCCAGGGCTTGTGCAGAGGACTTCGACAACCTTCAGCCAGCGCATTACATATGCAATCAGATGAAATCAAATAAAATAAACTATTCAATCGAATCGAATGAAGGAAATCGAATGGACAAGATGATTGCAATGTCTAAAAAAAGCGAAATTGATGGCGACTGGTAATGCCAGGGGGGGGAACCCCCACTCCACGCCTCAGGCGAGTTCCCACGCCCAGCGCTAATTTACACACAGGGGAAAAACGAGGTCGGCTGAAAATGAAAAAAATGGCAACAGTGACATCAAGAGGAGACCGCAGGGAGCAGCTTATGACGCTGGCCCAGCATATAGCAAAGAGGCTTGATTCATGCGAGTCGGACATGATATATGCGCAGCTTTCAAGGCAGTACAGGGATACCCTCAGGGAGATTGATGCCCTTGGCATAATCGAAGATGATGATGAAATAGGTGAGCTTATTAATGAAAGAAAGAGTGATGGGAAGTCAGGAGCCGTCCGCTAGGATATCGGCTGAATACGACTATACTGACGGATATGACGCTTCAAGGATACTGAGAGCTTCAAGGCTGTATCCTGACCCGTGGCAGGAGACGGTTCTTTGCGACTGGATGGCAAGAGAAGATGATGAATGGTCAAACTCGTCATGTAATCTTTCAGTTCCTAGGCAGAATGGCAAGACGCTCATAACAACAGGAAGAATTGCAGCAGGAATGATACTTTACGATGAATGGGTGATATATACCGCCCATTTGCAGAAGACTGCTACAGAAACATTTGCGGAGCTGAAGGCACTGTTTGAAAGCAGGGCGCTGAAGAAGTATGTAGCTGAGATAAAGGAAGCTTTAGGACGTGAGGTCATAAGGCTGAAGAGCGGAGCAAGATGCGTGTTTGTCGCAAGGACGAGAAATGGTGGACGTGGACTTCATGGTGACCTGCTTGTGTTTGATGAAGCACAGGAGCTCACTTCCGATCAGCAGGCTTCATTCCTTCCGGCAATTTCAGCGTCAAGAAATCCGCAGACAATATATCTAGGAACACCACCAGACGAGAACAATGACGGTGGTGTTTTTCGTTCAAACCGCAGCAAGGCGCTTGATGGAGGAACATCACGATCGTCGTGGATAGAGTTCTCAGTTGATGAGATAGGAGATGTCAGCGACAGGAAGAGATGGGCTTCAACAAATCCGGCACTTGGTAAGAGAATGAAGCTCTCGACAATAGAGTCGGAGTATGAGCAGATGGACGCTGACACGTTTGCGAGGGAACGACTCGGATGGTGGCAGCCAGTCGCGAAGGAAGCGATAGACCTTGCTATTGACAGGAGTAAATGGAACATGTGCATGAGCTCGTCATTCAAGCCTGAAGGAAAGACGGCATATGGAGTGAAGTTCTCTTCAGATGGAACTGAGGTTTGTCTATGCGGTGCAGTGACTCCATCTGACGGAAAGGCAAGAATAACGCTCATAGAGAGACGCTCGACAAGTTCCGGAATCCAGTGGCTTGCTGAATGGCTTAATGAAAGATACAAGATAGCTTCATGCGTTGTAATTGATGGAAGAAACGGAGTTGATCTACTCATAGAGAAGATTGCTCCAACATGGAAGTACAAAGGCTCAGTTATAAGAGCATCATCAAAGGATGCAATTGCATGTGCGTCAATGCTGATAAACGAGGTCAACGAAGGAACGCTGACATGGTATGAAGGACAGGAGCAGCTGAGCGAGAGTGCTACGACTTCAATCAAGAGGCCAATAGGCGGTGGATTCGGCTTTGGAGGAGAAAACTCAGCACCAATTGAGGCAGCAGCACTTGCGTTATGGGGAGCACGCACAAGCAGGCGTGACCCGACAAGAAAGATGAGGGTAGGTTAATGGGATTCAATGATTATCTTGTAATCGGAAAGGTGGCAGGGCTTGATGATGTAGAGCAGCAGGACCTTGACACGCTTGTCGATATTTTCAACAGGCATAGGTCAAACAATGACATAAAAGACAAGTACTATGATGGAATGATCACGCTAAGTGATGTCAACCTGGGCATTGCAATACCTGACAGCATGAAGAATATTGAGTTTGATTGCGGATGGGGTGCAAAGGCCGTTGACGTGCTTGCATCGCGATCAATGTTTGACGGATTCGTAGGAACGGGTGGAAAGAACAGCGACAGCGTGAATGCCATTGTCGAAAGAAACAATCTCATATATGAGTACTCAAAGGCATGTACTGACGAGCTGAAGTACGGATGTACGTTTGCCACGCTTTCGGAGGACGAGGATGGACTGACGGCAATACGTTTCCACTCTCCAAGAAGCGCAGCCGCCTTATGGAACGGAGAGAAAGGAAGAATCGGATGCGGACTAGCAATAATCGATGAGGTTTATGATGAGGCGCAAAGCAACTATTTGCCATCACTGGTCAATTACTATACTGATGAATTTACGATTGTACTTGAAAGAATCGGAGGCAGATGGGAGCCTGAATTTCATGATTATAGCCTTGGAAGGCCACTCATGGAGCCACTTATCTGGAATCCGACGACAGGGAAGCCATTTGGAAGGTCAAGGATTGACTCGCCAGTGAGAAATCTCATCAACAACTATGTAGGTGTCATGGCTGACATGAGGATTGCTGTTGAGTTTGACACAGCGCCTCAGAAGTACCTGCTTGGAGTGACTGATGAGCAGTTTGATTCAATCGTCAACAACAAGTTCAAGAACTACGTTGGTTCAGTGCTTGCTGCAACTGCTAATCCTGAGACTGGTCAGAATCCGCAGTTTGGGCAGCTTTCCCAGGGCAACATCGAGCCACACGTGCAGGCAATCAGGCTGATTGCAACACAGTTCTGTGCAATCACAAGTCTGCCGGTGACTGATGTAGGTATCATAAATGATGCCAATCCGACTAGCTCGGATGCCATTCTTGCACAGACGCAGAGCCTTGTATCACTGGCTGAGAAGCTCAATGCCGGAAATGGCATAGCACTTGTGAATATCATCAAGATGGCTATGGAGCTTGATGGAATAGATATTGATGAAAGCATCATTGCTCACTTCAGGAACCCGGCAATGCCTAGCGTATCAGTCACTGCTGATGCGGCAATCAAGATTGCATCAGCAAGACAGGGATTCTCTACAACTGATGTTTTTCTTGAGATGATTGGATTCGATCAGGCTGACATAAGAAGAATTCGCGCCCAGGAGAGAGAGGCGGTCGGAAGACAGCTGCTAAGCAACGAGTTCAGCCAGATTGCACAGAATACACTGAATGGAAATCAGCCTAATGTTGATAAGGAACAGAATGGCGGTAACTCAAATGAAGATATCACAAGCTAGCTGGGAGGCATACGTCAGCACGCTCGCAAAGATAAACAAAAAGGCAGCTGTCATGACGCAGGCTTACATTGACAGGCATGGTGTCGGAGACACGAAGAGGCTTGTTGATTTTGCAAATGAGGTTATCAAGACTTATGGAAGTGCAAACGGTGCTCTTGCTTGCCAGATGTACAATGAGCTTGCAAGGCTTCAGGATGCGAGCGTCCCGGATGCCGAGATGGCTGAACTGCCTGATTATCCGGAGGTTGCCAGGGCTGTATATGGAACTATCAATAATCAGCATTCAACGATACCGGCGACGGTTGAGAGAATGACGAAGCAGGTTGGGGCTGACACTATGCTCAAGAATGCAAGAAGGGACAATGCCGAGTGGGCCTGGGTGCCTAACGGAGCAGAAACGTGCGCTTTCTGCATAACGCTTGCTTCACAGGGATGGATGCCTGCTTCTAAGGCACAATTGAATGGAAGACATGCTGAACACATACATGCGAACTGCATGTGTGAGTTTGCAATTCGCTTTGATCGTGAAACAGAGATAGATGGATATGACCCTGACAAGTATTATGACATGTACATGAATGCTTCGGATGATAATGATTCAGTTAAGAAAATTAATGCACTGAGAAGAAAACTTTATGAAGCGAAAGGAGAAAATCATGACACAGGGACTTAAGCCACATCACCACCAGTACTTCGAGTACGGAATCAAATCACGCTACGACACTGAGAGAGGCGTCATGGTAAAAAACATAACATACATGTGCATGATATGCGGACGAATGACTCACGAAGTGTATGAGGAATATGTGCCACCTCCTAAGCAAAAGAAGCCAAAGGCACTTATGAGATACAAGAGAAATCATGGTGGATATAAATGATTCATATCATTTGTGGCGCACCATGTGCAGGCAAAAGCTGATATCGTGCTTATTGAAACTGCAAAAGATGAATGCCTGAAAAGGGCAAGCGAAAGACCGGATGGAACGAAAGAAGCAATTGAGAAATGGTTCAGCAAGGCTGGGCCGTTTATCAAACAAATGGCAACTCGTGCCAAAGAAGAAAAAACGAGGAATGACTCAAACATCAGGAGGAAATTGATGGATAAAGAAGAAAAGATTACTGTTCCTTCTACAACAGGAGAACAGGGCCGCACATTTACTCAGGATGAGCTGAACGCAATCCTAGGAGAAAGAATCAGCAAGGAAAAGAGCAAGTATGCGGATTATGAATCTTTGAAAGAGAAGGCTGCAAAGTTCGACGAACTTGAGGAAAAGAACAAGAGTGCTCTTGAAAAGGCAAACGAGGCAGCTGCCAGCTACAAGAAGGAGCTTGAAGAGCTTAAGAAGACCAACTCAATCAAGGAGATCAGGGCGAAGGTGTCAGACAGCATGAAAGTTCCAGCGTCGCTTCTTCACGGGACGACTGAAGAGGAATGCAAGGCCGAGGCAAAAGCTATCCTTGAATTTGCAAATCCTGGAGCGAGAAGAAGGATTCGCGATGGTGGCGATACGGGAAGAAACGCAAAGCAGTCAGCGAAGGACGCATTCGATACCTTCATGAATGAAAATTTTTAACATAAAGAGGAGAAAACAAAATGGCAGAATTAAAGACAGGAAGAGGAGCAATTGACCTACCAACAGAGGTATCAAGCGAGATCATCCAGAAGACACAGGAATCATCATCAGTAATGCAGCTTTCACGCAGTATCACGCTTCCAGGAAGAGGTATCACTATTCCAGTCATTGCAGGTGATCCTGAACCGGCATGGGTCAATGAAACTGAAAAGAAGAAGGTTGCTGACCCTCAGCTATCAACAAAGAAGATGACAGCATACAAGATGGCCGTCATCGTTCCGTTCTCAATGGAATTCCGAAGAGACAACTCAGCACTCTATAATGCACTTGTCAACAGACTTCCACTAAAGCTTGCTGAATTATTTGACGCTACAGTATTCGGTAAGGTTGAAAAGCCAGGCGAGAACTTTGACCAGCTTTCATCTGCTGCTGCTTATGACATCTCAAAGAACACTTACGACGGCCTTGTTGCTGCTGATACGGCTATTGCCGTCGCTGGATACGCTTCAAACGGATATGTAATCTCACCACAAGGAAAGGGGATTCTGTTAGGTGCAAAAGATACTACAGGAAGACCTTTGTTCATCAATTCTGTTGCTGAGGGAGCAGTGCCAATGATTCTCGGAACTACAACAATGCAGACAAAGGGTGCATATGTCGCAAAGGGAGCTTCGACACCTGAAATTGTTGGAGCAGTAGGCGACTGGACACAGGCAGTCGTTGGAAATGTTTCAGGCATCCAGGTATCAGTATCAGATCAGGCAACTCTTGATACATCAGCAGGCACAATCAACTTGTGGCAGCAGAACATGTTTGCCGTAAGAGCCGAGATTGAGCTTGGATTCAGATGCAATACTGAAGCGTTTGCAAGACTTGCAAACGGAACAGCTGCATAATGACTGAGCTTAAGCACTGTTCATTTGATGTCGTCGTATGGGTTGATGATAGCCGAGTAGATGAATATCTAAAATTAGGCTATCATCTGCCTTCATCATCAAAAGAGAAGCCAAAGACAGCCAGGAAGACGGCAAGAAAGAGCCAGCCTAGGAAAGGGTGATGCCTATGAAACAGTATGTGACTGTTGAAGAGATTGAAAATGGATACCGCAAGCTGAGTGAGGATGAATCAAGATTATGCGATGACCTCATTGCCGAAGCCAGTGTGCTTATTGACGCATACGCATTGTCGGCTGATGAAGAAATCAAGAAGATTGTTGCAAAGAGAATGATAAGAAGAGCAATCGCAAGCAGCGGAGCAGGAACTGTGCCGTTCGGTTCAAATGGCGGAACAGTGTCAGCAATGGGATACTCACAGTCGTTCACAATGACAGGAACGGTTGGAGAGGTTTATCTTTCACGTGCTGAAAAGAACATGCTTGGGAGCAAGGCAAGAATTGGATTTGCCAGTCCGATTGAAGAGGCAAAGGCATGATTAAGGGTATTGATGTAGTTCTTATTGAACGAACGTCAACAGGAAAAAAGGACGACTTCAATATGGAAGTATTTGAAGAAAATGAGCCGGTCATCATCCACAACGTACTTGTCGGAAGTCCGACAAGCGAGGAAATCGTTGATACGCTAAATCTTTATGGTAAAAAGATTGATTATGTCATTGCAGTGCCAAAAGGAGACGAGCATAGATGGGAGAACTCACGTGTGAAATTCTTTGGCAGGACTTTCGAAGTCGTAGGAATTCCTACAATGGGTATAGAGGAGAACATACCGCTATGCTGGAACAAGAAAGTGAAGGTGGAGGCAATTGAATAGCTTCAGGTTTGAGCTTGACAGTGCTGGTGTAGTCGAGCTGATGAAGTCGGAAGAGATGCGTGCAATCCTTGAGCAGCATGGCTCAAACGTACAGTCATCAGCTGAAAACATGCTTGATGACAGCGTAGCGATGAACATCGTTGATTCGCGAGACCGTGCGAAGGCAATTGTTTCTGTTGAGGGAAACTCGGCATACTTCAAGAACCTTGAGACAAATGCGCTTCTTAAATCATTGGGAGGAGACTGATCATGATAGAGAAGACAGTACTTGGACATCTCAGCAGATGTCTTGAAGTGAAATGCTACATGGAGCGACCGCCTTCAGCAGATCTTCCATTCATCCTTGTTGAAAAGACGGGAGGCTCAAGAAACAATTATCTTGATGGTGCGACTTTTGCAATCCAGTCATACGGAAGGACGATGCTTGAGGCAGCGGAATTAAATCAGCTTGTAAAGAATGCAATGAATCATCTTGCTGACAGCGTTGAAGTTTCAGCGTGTCATCTCAACAGTGATTACAATTTTACTGATACACGTACAAAAGAATACAGGTACCAGGCAGTGTTTGACATATCCTACTGGGATTAGTCAGCTGCCTTTTTTTCTTGAAGGGAGAAAACAAAATGGAAAAGAACAACGTTAATTTTGGAAAGCCTAAAGTTGGAGGCGCAATCTTCATTGCACCGCTTAACGAAACAGCAGCGCCAACAATGCCAAAGAGTGCGAAGGAAGAGCTTGGAGCAATGTTCAAAAACGCAGGATATGTTGAGGACGGAGGAATCAAGAGCACAATCAAGAAGGATGTTGACATCAAGTACGCGTGGGGAGGAACTGCTATTGGTGCAAACAACAAGAAGACTGAAGTGGCAATGCAGATTCCGCTGATTGAGTCACGCAATGAGGATGTACTGAAATTCGTTTTCGGAAACAGCAACGTAAAAACTGACGAGAACGGAATTGCAGTTGACATCAACGGAAATGATGAAACAGAGTGGATGGTTGTCATCGACATGGCGACAAGGGGCGGTAAGGTTCATAGAATCGTAATTCCTGATTGCATCATCACCTCGCTTGGTGATATC